GGGCTCGGCATCAAGAAGCCGACCGCCGAAGACATCTGCCGGCTCAGCGTTGATTGCAGAGCGTTCGCCGCTGCGCTCAGCTTCTACATGTTCACAGACCCCTATGTACTGTCGAAAGTGCGCACGCCTGACAAGTACGAGGCGGTCGCGAAGAACATCCGGGGCTTCATAGAGGCACTTCCGTAACGACTTCGAGGGCAACGGCATGACGCAGATATGTGCCGATCTGGCGGCTCACTAGGCCAGATCCCAAAGCCGGGAGGCTTTTGCGTTCACCCCGGCTCCCTCGCCCCTTTCAACAGAAGGCATTCACGTGTCGCCGGCCACCTCATCGTGGCGTTCTCCTTCGGCGGCATCTGAATGCCTTTTTTTCATTTTTTCGGAGGCGTCATGAAGCGCTTTATTACTTACCTCGACGACCTGGCGAAGC